ACCAACTAGTGGGAACAATTGTCATTACCGTAGCCTGTACTCATGAAAAGAGTAATATTATGGCTCCATTTATATTAGATCCCGAAAAGGCGGTCTATGCTTGGAACGCTCTATTCCCGGACCAGATCGATACCACGAATCCAGCGTCCCTGACAGCAGCTATTAAGAACGCGTCTGCCGCAGGTAAAAAGTCAGATAAGGAAGGTTTGAATCTTCTGTCTGGTCGAACGCTTGGGAGTTCTTTCGTTGGCATGGTTCATGTATTAAAAACTGAAAATACCAACACTACGCAAAAAGTTAATTCGTTGACTTCCAAAATGACATCTGCATTTTCTTACGGAGCATTTCTCGCCAGCGGAGAGGGTAAATTTGGTGTTGATAAATCATTTAGCGATAGCGTTAAAAATATGCTAAGTACTAGCGCATTGTCAACTCATTGTTCTATAGTCACAATGGGCATCATTCCATCCATAAAATGCAACGATATCACCACAACTGTGAGAGCGTTGGATCCGGATCCTGCGTCGGTCATGAAGGGGTTGTCAAAGATTCAAGAGGCGACGAGTGGAGACGTTGAAAGCATGACGTCACAGGCCGACAAAGCAAAAACTGGGAAAGAATATATGACGCTACAAAATGGCTATATTGATTCTTCGGTTACTAGTATTGGAAAGCTACAAGGTCAGCAAAACAGTGTTATTGATACGAACTCGCTAATGACTGCCTTCGATCATTACGTGAACAACGCGTCAGACGGAAATACCGGCATACCAATTAACTTCTTTGTCAGGCATATTGATAAACCAATGATTGCTAAAGCTTGGCTTAATAAATTTAGCCCAAAGAAATATTGGCAATATAGTTCTGGCGATGACGCTTCTACTGGAGAAGGTTCTCCTAGCGCGAAATCATAATTTAGGTTCGGGGGTTGTTCGGCCGTAACGATCCTCTAGTCTTACTATATCGTCTTCGAAAAGATAATCGCCAATTTGAACTTCTATAATTTCGGCAAAGTCATCAGTATGATTTGCGATACAATGTTTTTCTTTGATGGGAATATATGTAGACTCATTCACTTTAAGCTCTTGGGTAACTTCACCCACTGTCACAGTAAGCGTTCCGTAAACAACCGTCCAATGTTCGGAGCGTCGATTATGGTATTGAAGCGATAGTTTTTCACCAGCTTCAACAGTAATACGTTTTACCTTAAATCCTTTCCCCTCATCCAAGACGGTGAAGGAGCCCCAAGGGCGTTTTTCTGTATAGTTACTCAAGGGATAAGTTTTGTTACCGCTTCTTTTATTAGTTTGTCCTTCGCTTCTTCGACGGCTTCTTTCACCACCGTCTCGACTACGGCCTCTACGGCCTTCTCTACGACCTTTTCTTTAATATCTTCGCCTCTGATAGCCCAAAACGCCACCCCGGCTATGAGAGCCAAAATTACTGCACCTATAGCTAGCTTTTTCTTCATGTTTTATATTACACCAAGCGGGGGTATTTACCCAACCTTTTGGTTCGGGTGGGGATTATTCTCAATCTAAAAGCTCGTAGAGCTTTTGAAACCTAACAAATGAGCGCTTTACGACTGGCATGATTCTTGCAGTATAATACTTGTTATGTTTATTAAACGTATACTCAAAATCGGGCTGGTAGCTATTGTGGCGTCAGCGTTAACAACTATACAGGCTCAGCCTGCGCCTAAACCTGATAAGCCTACAAAGGAGAAGCCTGAACGTGGTGGTAAGAAGTGGGATTCCGAAAAGGTCAAAGAGCGCCTTAAGGCTGCTTTTGAAAAACGCAGGAAGCATCGTGGGGACGCGAAGAAACGCGGTCATAAAGTTCGTGACCGTAAAAAGGGCGACCACAAGAAGGAGAGTGGATTTGGTAAGCTCGTAAGAGACGACGCCAAGATCAAAGAGCTAAAGGAGGCCTTTGCTGCTGCTGCCAAGAAGGGCCACAAGGGTTTCGACAGGAAAGCATGGAAAGATGCTACAGACGACGAAAAGAAGGCTCTTAGAGAGAAGATGGCCGCCGGGAGAAAAGAATGGTATGAGAAGATGAAATCCCATCGCGAAGAGGTCGGTAAACGCATAAAGGAAATTCGAGCAGAGTTCAAAAACAATCGGGACAAGGTGATCGACGGAAACGATCCCGGCGAATGAAAGGGTGATAATCTTGTTATACAATATCACAAGCCTTATTACATCCCTTCGAGTATAACCGACAGGAATCTTACGTCTACCCCTGAGATAAACTGGGAACTGAAGATACCGAGAAACAAAGTAGGGATAGTTATAATAAGGTAAACTAAAAGCCCCGCGAAAGCGGGGCTTTTTGTTAACGAGAACCAGTGATCGGTATTAATATAAGTCCGAATAATCTATGGCGCTAGTGTTTGCACTAACTTTTATGCCAAATTTTTTAGCTGCTGTCTTAATCTTACGGAGAGCAGATTTTTTAGCTTCGGGGCTGATGTCTGTTTGATCAAGTCTCGCTAAAGCGTTTCTGACGTGAGCCGCGTCTGGAATAGGAAGGTGACGAAGTGAACGGGGGGTAGTCTTTCCTGAAGCGTCCTTTTTTCCACCCGGTTGGATATATGCGAAATCAGAGTCGGGTAGATCATTTTTAGATTTGGAGCTTATTTTGGCTCCCTTAGTTTTCTTCTTCCAACCGGCCTTCCTCTCTTTATCGTATTTTTCGTCTTTCTTTAAATCGTGAATTTCGACGCTCTTCTTTTCTGAGGGCTTACCCTTTTTAAGTTTTTTTATCTTACTGTCGTCGTCCTTAACCGCGTCCTTTTCGTGTTCTCCCTTTTCCTTCTTAGAGTCGCGCTTAAGCTCCTTCTTGTCGGTTTTATCCCATTGCTTTTTGGTTTTAGCGGCTTCCGTGGTTTCTTTTACTGGTACGCACTTTTTCTTGTCTTTGCTTACTTCGTATCCGGGTTTGCACTTAGGGGGGTAACCAGCCTTTTCATTGGCAAGAAGACCCTCTTCTTTGTACTCAAGAATCTGTTCGCTAAAATCGATCTCTTTCATTCTATTAGTGATTACACTTATTTTCTCCTAAGTGGCATTAATTCTGGGTCACTAGTCTTATTTAGTGTAAATTACATTAATGCCGAAAGTAAAGAGTACAAGGGGTCTTGAATCCCTTGAAATTTTGGACGGAAAGGTGAAAGTTCACCAAAGGGAAACACTTAAACAAAAAGATACCTTTTATATAGACGAACTTAACTGGACAGAAAAGCAGAAAAAATTCATAGAATTATCCCTTAAAAAAGAAACTAGGGTAATTTTGTGCAAAGGCCCGGCTGGAAGCTCAAAAACTCTTATGTCGGTTTACGCTGCTCTTAATTTATTAAACTTGAGCAAGGTGTCGGATATAATATATATGCGATCCGCTGTGGAAAGTTCCGACTCCAGACTTGGCTTTCTCCCCGGAGATGCGGATGAAAAGCTCCATTACTACAATCTCCCCTTTATGGATAAACTAGATGAGTTACTCCACGAAACGACAGTCAAAAAACTCCAGAAAGAAAAGAGAGTGTCTATCCATCCGGTAAATTTTGCTCGAGGAATGAGCTGGAACTCAAAAGCTATAATAATGGACGAATCTCAAAACAGCTCCATGAGAGAGATAGTCACGGTACTAACTAGAATAGGAAAGTATTCTCGTGCTTTTATATTGGCGGACCCAATGCAAACAGATCTTAAAAATGGAAGCAGGGGGGGATTTGATAAAATCTTTGATGTTTTTGATAATAAGGAAAGTCGAGAGATGGGAATAGAAACCTTCGAATTCACAGCTGGAGACATAGTCCGATCTGAATTAACAAAGTTTGTTGTTACTAAAATCGCAGAGTTGGAAACTATTTAATCTGTTTACTAATTAAACCGGCTAAAACCGAAGAGAACTTTCGGACTTCTCTTTCTGATTTGTCCCAAAAGAAAGCGTGAGTTACTTCTTCTATCAAAGTACTGAGTTTCCTGCGTTTTTTAAGTTTCGGATCCACTAGAATTTTGGGATTATCTAGTTCTGGAGAATAGCAGAGACCATCCGCATTATAAGTATGATGGGGTTTTTTCCATAGTAGTTCGTATTCTATGCCGTCCGAATTCTTGAATTTGATTTTTTCCATACACCTATAATATACACTTTTTTTGAAAAAATGATTATTTTCGGTAGAATAGTGTAATAAGCTGATATGAAAGTGTACTGTTCAACTTGTGGGTCTGGGACCAACTATACCATGAC